GAGCAGGTGAAGTCCCTACCGAGCAGGTGAAGTCCCTACCGAGCAGGTGAAGTCCCTACCGAGCAGGTGAAGTCCCTACCGAGCAGCTGCTGCTATTGCTCTTCTTCCTCAGTCAATCTAATGTAAGCAGCCCAGTCATCGTTAATCTCACCCTCAGCCAAGCGGTAGGCGTAGGACATTGCCTGCCCTGCAAGCATCCTACCGAGCTTCTCGTAGCGATCATGGACAATACAGAAGGCTATCTCACGCTCTAGGTCTACTGCTAGTCGTTCGTCTCTAGGCAGTGCGTCAGGGCCAAGAGCTTCCCATAACAGTTGGGAATTGTTGCACAACCTGTGTGCTGCTTCGTCTCTAGTGGCTTCTTCTAGCACGCCTACCTCGTGGTCGGACAGTATCAGGTCATCAGGTGGATCTAGTAAGTGATTAAGCATTGGTCACAATCTCCAGTATTATGTCTGCATTGATTAGGTCACTATAGGGCTTTACTCCGAACTTGTCACCTACTTTAATTATAACTTGCTTTTCGTCATAGTGGTCAGCGCACCAATGCGCCTCTTGTATTGCGTACTCTATCTGATCAAATATTGGCATGGTCATCTTCTCCATTAACGTCTTAAAGTGTTTAGGTGCTAACACAGCAAGCGTCAGCGCTTGTGTAACGGTTATTGAGTTATTCACGAGGCGCGTTCTCCAGTGCTAACTTGTACAAACCCTCACCAAATGGGCCAAGGATTTCAACAAGCCTGTCTATGTCGCGCTGTGTGCCTTTACCGTACGGCTGAGAGCGTTTAAGCAGCTTCTTTAGCTCTTGGGCTTGTTGTACTTTAAAAGCGCTATCTGTGGTGCGTGCTAGTCCTGCTGATGGAAAGAACATTATATAGTCACCTCCGGTGCTTTAATCTCGAATGTGAAGCCTAGCTCTTTAGCTTTGGCAATCTGCTCGCGTGTGAACGTCTTCGACCCTAGCAGAGCCGCCAGTGACATGGCTACGTCGTTCTCTGGGTATACTCGATCTTGTCCGTATATACTTCTAATTGTAACTGTTGCGTGCATTGTCCTTGTCTCCGCTATTTCTACCAAACGCCGCATATCAGCAGCCGTTGATTCTAAGCCTGCCTCGTTAAGGTCAGGTATTAACGTACCCTTGCAAAAGTCTATCATGTCTTGGTTTGTCATTAGTCTTGCTCCTCAGTGTACGTGAGTTATTAGTGAGCCGCTGTCGCTCGTAGTTACTAAATGGTCTTCGATGTCATGCTCAGTGCTATACTCTCTGTGATAATCTTCGACGCTTTCATACTCGTTATAAGCGCCGCACAGGTCGATAACGTCTAGCTCTTCTTCAATGCCTGTGCTGTCTTCTAGCTCTTCTAAATACTCGAACAAGGCTCGCAGGCCGTCATAAGTGAAGCTGTTAGGTCGTAGGTCTTGGAATGCTTTTTGAAAGTGGTAAAAGTTAATTGTCTGTTTCATAGTATTATGCCCATGTAATAAAAGTGAGTGATGTTGCGAACACTACTAGCAAAGCGCCTGCCATGCAAGTCTTGTATGCTCTGTCGGAACGCTTGGTGCGTAGTGATGTTGTGTGCGTGCGTGTTGCTATCAGGAAACCGACAACGCCGTGAAAGATTAAAGCGTTGCCGATTATTGCTAGTGGTAACAGTAAATAAAAGCCCATTGTCTTGCTCCTTAGTGTTGCGCCCCTTTCGAGGCGCGTTAGTGTTACTGGTTGTGGTTAGGGTTTTGGTCTTCAATAATCTGCATTAAGTTGCTGACTCTTACGCTGTCAACTGAGCGGCCTAGCTTGAGCAGTCTAACAAGCTCAGCAGCTGCCCAGTTTGCTTGTGTGTTGTCCTTCTTAGTGTTTAGCGCTTCGTATCTAGTCATGCTGTGTTTCTCCTTGTTGGTTGCTGTTGGTTAGTATAATCCTACAACGATTCACCCTTGTCAAACTATTTATCAACTAATTTACCTATTGTATTACTTCCTTATATGCACGTTCTTTTGCAGCTCTAATTGTGGCTTTTGATCGTTTTTCTCGCTGACGCCACGATAGCACCATAGGCAACCCACTTGCTTAGCCTATGTCTAACGTTGCTTAGAGAGCCTCTATGGAGCTGCTAACCCTATCTGTACAGTTGGCACAGACCTTGCTTGTCACTGTTTAGCCTATGCAATCATCGTGCCAATGTCTTGGTTGCCTTGGTTGTCTATATAGGCTGCAACACAGACACACACACTTGTCAACCCTGCCAACATAGTAAAGCAATGACTTTATTATCTAGGCTGAGGCATTGATGCAACAATCATGCCAACTCTGTCTATGCAACAATCGTGCCAAGTCTGTCTATGCAACAATCGTGCCAAGTCTGTCGGTGCTGACTGCCATGCAAGAATCGTGCCAAGTCTGTCAATGCACCAATATAGAGCGGGGTTGTCAATTTAGGCGGGGGTGCATATCGCTGCTCTGCTAATTATAATAGTAGCCACCTAGACACAAAATAGTGCAATTTAACTAATAAAATAGCAAGAAAGGCTGCATAGTCAACCCTGTGCTATGTTGCTGTATTAATTGAGGAAACAACGGCGGCTGCGGAGACTATTTAATAATGATAAATCCGCACCGTCAACTATATAGACATTACTGTAAATAATGCTTGACATTTGCTAAAAAGTATGGTATAAAACAACCCTGATTACGAGTACACTCTATAGAGCCAACTGCCGTTGCTTTCTATTGTACTTTTATTATGTTCCTAAAGAGGACAAAACATATGTTGTTATTTATTGTTTTTCTTTTGGCTACAGCAGCAGTTATCTCTTTAATCTATTTAGTTGATAGAGCGACTAAGCATTTAAAGGATATTGTTTAATGAGTGATATAGACACTGACGTAGCCAATATTGAGAAGCCTAAGCGCGGTAGACCTAAGAAAAGTAAAGTTAACTCGTTAAAAAAAGGTAACAGAGGTAAAGTAGGTCGTCCCAAAGGTGACGCTTCAGCGATTGAAGAGTACAAAGCTAGGATGTTAGCTAGTCCTAAGAGTCGCGAAGTAATGGACTCAATCTTTAATGCTGCGTTAGACGATGACCACAAGAATCAATCTGCTGCTTGGAAGTTGATTGTTGATAGAATTATGCCATTGTCCTACTTTGAGAAGGATAAGCTAAGTAACGGTAGAGCTGCTGTAAGCATCACTATCAACGGCATAGATTCAGATAACCCAATAACGATTGGTGAGACTATTGACGGAGAAGTAGAAGATGACGTTTAAATACTTTACGTTAGACGAGTTTGCCTGTAAGCACACTGGCGAGAACAAAATAGAGCCTGAGTTTATACATAGGTTAGACGAGCTGCGTGAGGCTTGTGCTTTTCCGTTTACCATCACTAGCGGCTATAGAGACGTTACACACCCTGCTGAAGCTCGTAAGAGTAAAGGTGGTGTACATACAACAGGTATAGCTGCTGACATAGCAGTAAGTAACGGTGTTGAAAGAGCAACGATTATACGCAATGCCATAGAGTTAGGTTTTAACGGTATTGGTGTTGCTAAAGGTTTTATACACGTTGATACAAGGTCATTGCCACAAGTAGTGTGGACGTACTAAATGCCTGCAACGCAAGACCTACAAATAAACCTGCTACCGTGGCAACAGACGGTGTGGACAGACAAGTCTCGCTTTAAGGTTGTGGCAGCAGGTAGACGAACTGGTAAGACCAGATTAGCTGCGTCATTACTGCTTGTTAGGGCTTTATCGTCTAAGAACGGTAAAGTCTTTTACGTTGCGCCTACGCAAGGACAAGCTAGAGATGTTATCTGGGATATGCTGTTAGAGTTGGGGCAGGGTGTTATAGCCCACAGCCACGTTAACAATCTAACGCTAAAGCTCATTAACGGCGCTACCATCTCGTTAAAGGGTTCAGACAGACCAGAGACTATGCGTGGTGTTAGTCTGAGCTACGTTGTGCTAGACGAGTTTGCTGACTTTAAGCCAGAAGTGTGGGAGTTGATTCTACGTCCTGCTTTGTCTGACTTGAAAGGTGAGGCGTTGTTTATTGGTACGCCAATGGGTCGTAACCACTTCTACGATCTGTATTCAGAAGCAGCAGCAGGTAAGCTAGAGGACTACAATGCGTGGCACTTTACAAGCTACGACAACCCTCTAATAGACCCTACAGAGATAGACAGTGCTAAACGTACACTATCTAGCTACGCCTTTAGGCAAGAGTTTATGGCTTCCTTTGAAGCTCGTGGCTCTGAGATGTTTAAAGAAGAGTGGGTACAGTTTGACGAAGACGAACCGTCAGGCGGTGACTACTACATAGCTTGTGACTTAGCAGGCTTTGAAGAGGTAGGGAAGAAGAGCAACAAGAGGTTAGACAACAGCTCTATAGCAGTAGTTAAAGTTAGTGAACATGGGTGGTGGGTCAAAGAAATAATAATAGGTAGGTGGACTCTTGACGAGACTGCTGAACGCATCTTTGACGCTGTTAAAGAAAACTATCCTATAGCAGTTGGTATTGAGAAAGGTATTAGTAGGCAGGCTGTAATGTCGCCTATAACGGACTTAATGAGACGCTACAACAAATACTTTAGAGTTGAGGAGTTGAGTCACGGTAACAAGAAGAAGACTGACAGGATAATGTGGGCGCTACAAGGACGCTTTGAGAATGGTCATATAACGCTTAACAAAGGAGAATGGAACATACAATTCATGGATGAGCTGTTTCAGTTCCCAAACCATTTAGTACATGATGACACTATTGACTCACTTGCTTACATAGATCAACTAGCTAACGTAGCTTACGATTGGGGCTACCAAATAGAAGACTACGAAGAATCTCTTGACTCTTACACAGGATATTAATATGTACGACTATAACGAAGATACTGACAACCTGCTTGAAGAGAGCCTAGAAGATTGGGTTATGTACAAAGTACAGGATTGGCGTGAGTATTATGAAAGCAACTACGATGAGAAGTTTGATGAATACTATCGTATGTGGCGTGGTATTTGGGCAGATGAAGACAAGACACGAGAAAGTGAGCGTAGCAAGATTGTCAGCCCTGCCCTGCTACAAGCTGTTGAGAACAACGTAGCTGATATTGAAGAAGCTACGTTTGGTCGTGGTAAGTTCTTTGACATAGAAGATGACATGGGCGACTCAGATAGAGGTGATGTACGCTTCTTACGTGAGGCGCTGTCTCAAGAGTTTACTAAGAATAAAATTAGAAAAGCTGTAGGTGAGTGCCTAATAAACTCTGCTGTGTACGGAACAGGCATTGGAGAGATTGTACTAGAGAAAAAGAAAGAGATGGTTCCGGCAACAGAGCCAGTAATGGACGGAGCAATGACAGCTGTAGGCGTTAACGTCCGTGACCGCACTGTAGTTAAACTGCGTCCTGTACAGCCACAGAACTTTCTTATAGACCCTGTAGCAACAGACATTGAGTCTGCTGTAGGCGTGGCTATTGACGAGTTTGTCTCTACGCACATGGTAGAGCAACTGCAAGAAGAAGGTGTTTACAAGGAGTGTCACATTGGTCGTGCAGCGCCTGACCTTGATATAGAGCCTGACGAAGAGTTGTGGCAGCAGCCAGAAGATAAAGTTAGGTTGACTAAGTACTACGGATTAGTACCACGCCAGTTGCTAGAGAATGCCTTTGATCCTGAAGATGAAATGGTTAACTTTGACAGTGACGAAGATGACGAAGGTCGAGATAGCTACTACGTAGAGGCTATTGTCGTTATTGCTAACGGCGGTAAGCTGCTAAAGGCAGAAGCGTCTCCGTACATGATGGAAGATCGTCCTGTTGTAGCCTTCCCTTGGGACGTTGTACCTAACCGTTTCTGGGGTATGGGTGTGTGTGAGAAAGGCTTTAACAGCCAGAAAGCGTTAGATGCTGAGCTACGCGCTCGTATTGACGCTCTAGCCCTCACTGTACATCCTATGCTTGCTATGGACGCTACTAGAATGCCTCGTGGCACTAGACCAGAAGTCAAAGCAGGCAAACTGCTGCTGACAAATGGCAACCCTGCTGAAGTATTGCATCCGTTTAACTTCGGACAAGTTAGTCAGATTACGTTTGCACAGGCAGACTCGCTACAACGCATGGTACAGGCTGCTACAGGCAGTGTAGACACAGCTCAACAGGCTATGAATGGTGGCGGTACAACGTCAGCAGGCAGCTCTATGAGCTTGGGCGGCATTATCAAGCGTCAAAAACGCACATTAGTTAACTTTCAAGAGTCATTTTTGATGCCTTTCGTTGAAAAAGCTGCGTGGCGTTATATGCAGTTTGAGCCTGAGCTGTTCCCTGTCAATGATTACAAGTTTATAGCCACTAGTACGCTAGGTATTGTTGCGCGTGAGTACGAAGTAGCTCAGTTAGTACAGCTGCTACAGACTATGCCGCAAGATAGCCCTGTGTATCCTATTATCCTGCAATCTGTTATTGATAACATGAACATCACTAACCGTGAAGATTTAATACAGACCATGATACAGGCACAGCAGCCTAATCCAGAGCAGCAGCAGATGCAGCAGGCTATGGCAGAAGAAGATAGAGCCTTTAAGAACAGCCAGACAGCCGCTTTAAGCGCTCAGGCAGCAGAGTCTAACGCTAGAGCGCAGAAGATAGCACTAGAAGCTCGTGGCATCCCTGTAGAGCTTGAGACAGATCGTATTAAAGCTGTAGCGTCTAGTGTGTCAGCAACTGAAGACGATAAAGACTTTGAAAAGCGTATGAAACTAGCAAGTTTGGCGCTTGATGAGAAAAAACTAGGGCTAGAGGCAGCCAAGGAGAACCAACGTGGTCAGCAATAAAGAGCTAGAGAGTGTAGTAGAGCAAGTAAATGCAGCCTATAGCCGTATGGAGAAGCGTATTACAGCTCTTGAAGAGGCTCTGGCAGCAGTTAAACCTGCTAAGAAAGAAAGCTCAAAAAAGACTTGACATTTGACT